ATTTCACGAGTATTTACCTCCTTGATTAAGTACGAATCCACAAACCACGCCGCCCCAACTGCAAGTGCATACTTGCTAAGACCGACCGCGAATGTGCTAAAACTCCCATCTCCCACTCCTAAGGTCGCACCAAGTGCAATAACTGATAATGCGACCAAAGGGACAAAGGTCTTCAATGCATCCATTGTGATTATTCCTAAATAGAAACTAAAATACGCCTAAGCTGTGGATTAAATTGCTTAGACTCTAGTATTGTGTATTTCGTTGTTGATATTCCGCTTCGCTCTTCAGTGTCTTCAAGAGCGGCTTGAAATTTAGCAAGGTTTTCCGCTTGCCATTTGTCGTAGTTCTCACGATCATGGTCATCACTGTAGAACCAGCCTTTACGACGGACAAAACCCGTCTTGACACATCTCCAATATAGATCGTCATCGTCTACAGCCCAACCAAGATACTCATTAGAGTAGCCGTTTATTTCTTTATATGATTGCTTATCAAATAAAGTCACACCGCCAAAGTAGGCACGATATGGCATTTTCCATTCGTACTGCTCTACATAGTGCGCCAAGTGTGTCGGCATGAAGACTGGTGAATAGTCCGCGTCTTTGGCATACATATCCACATCATGAAAGCAAAAGTAATCAGCATGCTGCGACTCTAAAAACCCGATGTTTTTCATCATACCGGTATTAAAGAGCTTGCCTTCTTCTTGCTCTACTATAGTGATCCCGAACTCCAAGCCCTGACTCTCAAGCACTTTAAATAAGTGAGGCACTTGCTTACGAATGTGAGCCTCGCGATTCCGGTAGGGAATAATGACTTCAAGTCTCATTCAGTTCGCCTCTTGTTATTGATTCCCATTTGTTTAAAGACTCTCTTTCATTCAACTGAATGAAGTACGGCTTGCGAACTGCATAGATATTAAAGTCTTTTTGAATATACGCAAGCATCACATCCAAAGGAACCGCCTCTCTGTAGATTGCAGTCTTGATCGCATCCTCTGCATAGTCTTTGAATTTTTGACTCAAGTAGAGTATAGCATGTGCCGCCGCTAATCCCGTAACCTTTACTAAGTGCTCACTAAATGGAGTGACCGTCATTTTCTTATTAGCCTTTGACCAACCTAAGTAGATAGCATCCGCGCCGTGTGGAATATCTATCTCTTCTCGGTAGTGCTCGGTAACTTGCGCATCGTCTTCAAGTATCAGTAGAGGAGCTTTGCTTGACTGCAGTGCATCGATATGAGACTGTCCACATCCGACAAAATGCTTATCGAATTTCGTGACTTCAGGCGGTGCTATTACTCTTGCGCTTATCCGCTCGGTATATTCCATACCAAGCATTCCAAACTGACGCTCCATTGCAATCCGGTTGCTAAGAGCCGTATCCAAATTGATATACCTAACCTCGCACTCGGATAGTCTCATTCTAAGTTCTCCAATACATAAAACTCCGCTTTTACCATCGCATCGTTAAGACTCATATTACGGAATCTAAGCTCCAAAGCGTATCGGCCTGTTACTTTGTTAGTCAGCTTCAGCTTCCATCCCGAACCCGCGAGAAACAGACGCGCCTCGAAAGGCACGCCGTTTTTCATGATCTCGGTCTTGAAGTCTTTATCTTTGATCTCTTCCCAGTCAAGGGTAGGCATCTCATCAAAGCTATCGTTAAAATGGTATAGCATCGGGGACCTCTACGGGCGCGGGCTTGTTTTCGTAAATCTTAGCGAGCTTGATACTTGTGATGTACCCAATCCCGCCCTCTTTCTTTTGATATTCCTTGCCACCGACAAAGCCCTCTGCAATTACTTGAGTACCAACTGGATACCCTCGCATGAGTTCGACTTTATCGTTAATCGCCTCGAACTTGATAAATTCAGGATACTTGCTTGTCGAATCTTTTACCACGATTTCCGCTTTGGTGAATTTATCGGAATACTTTACAGGCGCTCCGACATACACTACCTCGCCGCTAATCTCAATCTTTGCCATTCTCTCCGCTCCTTGAAATGTATAACCATGACTTGCCAATTATTTGCAATTGGTAGTCGCTAAAATAAGAATCAACTGCAGTTTTTACGCCTTCATGCGTCGTATAATCGTGACCGCCGATCATACCGCCCGGCTTGAGCTTCGGAAGCCATATCTCAATATCGCTGCATACCGAGTCGAAGTCATGCGAGCCGTCGATAAAGATAAAGTCAACGCTCTGCTTTTTGAACTTCTTTGAAGCTTCTCCGCTTGGCATATCCAAAGTCTTGACTATCGATTTAACAGGCTCGATATTAGTCAAGTACTGACCGCGAAGCTCGCCGCTTTGAGTCGCATAATCGTAGTGAGCCGATACGGGATTCCGGTGCTCTTCAGAGCCTAAGAAATGATCTACTGCATAGTAAGTGATAGCCTTCCCACTATTCAGTATCTCAACGCCCGCAAACGCGGCGCTCTTGCCCTTCCATGCTCCGATCTCTACGAACTTTGCGCCGTCATCGGCTTTGTCAATTGCTAGCTTGATTATATCTTCGTAGTCAAACCAGCCTTGGATGTTTTGGTAGTAATGATTCATAAGTGTCTCTTGTTGTTGTTTGTAGTCAGGGCAGGACTTGAACCTGCAAAGTTTGGGAGCCTCTTTCATAAGCTGGGGTTGATTCTATCTCACCCTACTGTCCATGCGTTTAACCAATTACGCCACCTGACTAAGTGTAATATACTCAAATATCTATGGACTTTACAAATTCTTCAAAATTTCTTATGATGCAATATCGGTATCCTGCATTCTCTACTTGGCTTTGCCACCACTTTTGGCGCTCCGATTGCCGACCCGTCGCAGTCTTGAACTCCAAGAATATCGGACCGCTCTTGCTTAGGTAGGTCATATCGGCTACTCCCGATATCATACCCATCACCTTCAGCTGCGCGCCTTGCCTCGCGTCGCGGGGGTTATTGTGATTCATATACAAAAGCCCGCGCTCTCTTGGACAATTATTCCAATGCCATGTAAAGCAGTGCGCTTGTAGTTGTTGTTCACTCATTCAGCAAATAATCCATCATTGCGTAAAACTTCGGACTCCATCTTAGTAACTCTGCAAGCCAAGCAAAGAGCATAATACGCGCCGTATCATGAGACACGCCGTATTCCATGACTATGTCATCTATCATATCGTTAAGCCATTGCTCGGTAGTCATCGCAAATGTCCTGTTCTATCTTTGTGGTAATATAACCATCCTTTTTTATATCCCATGGCATCTCGGTAATTCTCTGCATCTTCCATGGTCTTACAGCATTTATGCAATACCCAAAAAGCACTTACCTTCTTTGCCTTGGTTAACAAAGCCCAATCCTTTGCATCTGAATTTACAGCCTTGCGCCTTGCTTCCCATTTTTCCAGCATCACATATTCTCGTATCTTTTCGTCATCGCTCTTCTCGAATACCATACCACACCATGCACAATCTTTTGCGCTTATGTGATTCATGCTCTCACATTGTGGACAATGCTTCATCGGAGGGACGCCTGGTGTCTTCTTCTTTATCTTCTCGTCTAAACTCCACTCTCTATCTGCATCCCATAATCCGAACCTTGCTAAGTTATTACCAAAGTCAAGGACTCTGAAATCTTTTTTGCTTTCGGTAGTTCGAGATCCGCGTCCAATCATTTGCAAATATAGTGAAAGACTTTTAGTTGCACGGTATAAAATAACTGTTTCCACTGTAGGCTCATCGAACCCCGTTGTAAAAAGCCCTACATTCACTAAAAACGATCCAGGCGTCTCTTTATACCACTTTAATGTATTTCGCCTTTCCTCGCGGCTTGCAGATGCGTCTAAGCTCTTTGCTTGATAACCTGCTTTCTGTATTTCTTGCAATACTTCATCTGCACTGGCTAAGTTAGGGGCAAATAGCAAAGCCTTCGTTCCATTCGCGTGCTTCTTGTAATTATTCACAACGCCCTTGTATAGCTCGGTAGTTTGGTAATGCCTTGCCAAAGCATCCATATCGAAGTCTCCTCCTTTTGTCCCTATGTTCTTCAAATCGACTCGGACTGAATAATAGTGAGGATTCGCAAGATAGCCTTCATCTACCAAGTGTGTTATGCTTGCAGCTTCGACAATATGTGTATAAATATCTTTCAATGCCTTGCCGGTTGTATCCCTTACCGGAGTAGCAGTCGCTCCAAGTATCATTGCATTTTCAGGTAATCGAGCTACGATCTTATCGAATGTTCGCTTATGGCATTCATCGAATATGAATAAGTCCACCGAGTTTAGCAGTTCGCTGTAGATCCGCTGTTCGCACCGGCGGTATATTGTCTCGATCATAGCGACAAAAATACGCTGACTTGAGTTAACTCTGGTAGTCTCGGCTGTAATAAGCTCGGGAACGATAGCAAGGTTATTAAGCGCCCCGCCTGCTTGCCATAGTAGCTCGCCTCGGTCGGTCAAGATCATGACTCTTTTGCCTTTCTGCAGTGCGCCTTGAGCGATTGCAGAGAACATCACCGTCTTGCCCGCTCCGGTCGGAGCGCAAAGAATGACTTTTTTATGGCCATCAGCATAGGCTTGTCTAAGGTTTTGAATAGCAATTTCTTGGTATGGTCTTAACTTAATCATAGGCGTCTCCAGTGTCTCCAGATCGTCTCCGGTAAAATAAGTTACTGGAGACGGTTTAAATTGTTTGATTTCAATGGTTTAGAAAGAAGTGTATTCAGTTAACAGTAATATTGTAAAATAACTTTTATAGAAAATATACATACACACACATACGCACGCACTCACACACATCACGTATACTCTCAAAGTGCTTTTTTACTGGTTTACTGGAGACACCCCCATTTTTGGCGTTTTATTGGTTCAAACTGCCAAGTTGAGTGTATCCAGTAAGTTCGACTCTGTAGCCTTTTTTCGGTTTTCCTTCGTCTCGCTTGTAAGTTTGGAGAAATCCGAGATTTTTCAGAGCGATTCCGAGCCTGTTAGGAAACACCTTAATTTTCGTGTTTGCTTCAATATGGACTAGAATTTCGGTTGCAGACCAGAAAAAAACATTAGATCCATTGTCATCATCTGCAGGAATTTTGAAGAACATATTGACGGCTTCTTCTATCGTATCGACTTGCTTATTTGTAGAGGTGCATTTTTCAAGTAGCTTTATATCCTTCGATGACATTTGCCATGCTTCTTTGCCGTTCTCTTGATAAAGCCAATATGCTTCCATGAGTAAGTCTATTTTATCAATGGCATTATATGCATCAAAGTCTATGTCAAGCACATTGATAGGAATGATGCGTCGGTTTCCTGTAGGATCATTGATTACTTCGGACTCATTTGAAGTACCACAAAGCACGGCGTATCTCCTGTAGGTCTCATCTTTGCGCTCGTAGGGCTTTCTTAAGCTAAAATACTGCGTTGAAGCGTATTGCTTTAGTAGTTTATACTCGTTTTTAGACTTCCCGGAGAACTCGTCATCGCAAATAATCAATTTTTTGCACATGAGTACTTCATCGTCTTTACCGCGGTCAAGTTTTGACTCTGCATAGTAGCTTCTTAGCTCTTTTGGGAGTATCCACCTAAAGAAATTGGTTTTCCCGATGCCTTGATTGCCAACAAGCACTAAAATGAGTAGTGAATAAGTCCCATGCATCGATGCAATGAGTGAAACAATCCATTTTTCAATAAATATGCCAATAAGATAGTTTTCGGTAATGACTTCAGTGAATCCTTTGTCGTTTACATAGTTAGTTTTGGACTTTATAGTCTCTATCAGTGCTTTTATAGCTCCTTTGGGTTTTCTATCCTTATGTAACTCAAAAAACTCAAGAAATGGGTTGTAATTCGGTATGAAATCGGAGTGAATAATGGCATTAAAGTATGTTTGCGTGCATTTAGGCCCAAGAGATTCGGTCAATTGGATATAGATGCTATTCATATCTGTATCAGTGATAGGCTTGCCTTTATATTCGATTTCGTGCGTCAATTCATTGCGTTTGAGGTCAAACTCTTTCAGCATTACCTTCATGAGAGGTATGATATTATCGTCTTTTTCCTTTTTTAGCTGCTCTTTGGGTGTATTTATGACTTTATCTGCTATTTCAAGTGCTTCTTTGGGGTCTTCGCCTTCAGATTCGGCAAGTTGTTTCATAGATCGTCTGATATCCTCTTTATTCATGCGACCATTACGCACCATTGAAGTAGCTGAAGCCTCCCACTTCTTTGTTCTTTCGGTTTGGATGTCAATGTTATACTTTTTGCATAGATAGAATAGAGTTCCAATACCTATGACGCCTTTATTAGTTGCAAGGATATTGTCATACTTTTTATCGGTCTTTTGAGCGTCGTATTTATTGCTATTAATTTCAGATATTTGATGAAAGAAGTCACGTCCACGTTCGCCGTATTCGGTTGCAAATGCTCTACCGACATTAAGCCAATCGCCATAGTCATTCACTAAATCGATGCGTCTTGCTCGGAGTTGTTTGATCATGTGCTCTACATCCGGTTCGATTATGGCGTGCATAACCTTTGGCGCTGTTTGAGTTACTTTTTTTCTATATCGTGTGAATACTGGTACTTTATCCGGATCATTGGTTACTATATTAGGATCATAGGATATAAAACGCAATCGGCTTATATCTTTGCATGATGGATCGCATTCGAGTTGATAGTTTTCGAGTAGATAGTCTTCAAGGCCTTCGAATGATTCAAGGTGCTTATTAGGGTCAATCTTGAAATAAGCAGCGTATCCATAGCCTCCGAGTGACATATGAAGTGCTAGGATATGCTTATCGGCTCGAAGTTTATCAATCTTTTCGTTTATGTCTATATTGTCTTGATCATCGATATCCATGCAGATGACGCCGTTATGTTTCACCAGTGATGCGACGCCCCTGCCTTGGAACTCTCCTGACATTGCAAAAGCTGGCATTTTGCTCTTAGCGGCTTTTTGTTCTTCTTTGGTTTTCATATTACGGTAGGGAGTTACTATATCCTCCCATCTCCCTCTTTTGATATCCCAAAAGAACTGCACAATGTCTCTGAAGTCCTTTTGTTCAGTAGCTTGTGCGCTGGTGTATTCAGTGATTCTCATGCCTTGGCCTTGCGAATAAGTTGTAAGTAGATTTCGTTAAAGTTCGGATCTAGTATGCGTTCGTGTTTTATATTTCGGGCTGCAATTATAGGCAATTTACGATCACAATTAAATATAAAAGCGATATCCGTCATAGTGAATGCAAAGTCTTGATAGCATATTGTTATGGCCACATGACGCGCAAAGCTTTGGCGCTGGTAGATATGCTGAATACTAATTTCGTAGTATTCTGCTACTACTTTGCATACCCGCTCGGATACTTCATAGAGTTCGGCGGTGTTCATTTTTCGAACACGCCCGCGCGGTTTCTTTGTTCGATTTCCGAACAATTCCTCGCGTTCTATTTTAAGAATCGCTGAAAGCGGGAGCGTAGCCAGCGGCTTAGGGTTTGTATCTTGCGCGAGGTCACTGATGTGACCGATCGGATGTAAGGGCATATTTTTTCCTCTAAATAATATCCGACTTGTAAAGTAGTTTCAGGATCTAAGTTGTTCATGTCGAGTCCAAAGATAGTCTTCGATTTTTTGCGCTGTTAGTTGCACTTGCGAGTATGTATCAAGCTCATCCATAGCCGCGTAAATATGATGCGAAAGAGTCGAGCGATTCATGTCTAAGTATTCGGCGATCTTGAATGATGTAAGCTTCAGATATACGGTCGCAAAGAATATAAACATCCGCTTTGCTGCTATTAGCTCTTGGAATCTTACCTTGTCTCTTAGCGTGTGTTTTGTCGGAAAATGTTTAAGCACTTCGACTTCAAGGCCTTCGAGTTCGCCGTATGGATTGACAAATGCAAAGTCAATACCTCGCTTCATAAAGTAAGCGCTTTTGGTTCTCGGGTCTATCCTTGCAAATTGAAGTTGCGGTCTTTTTTGTTTTGCAAAGTAATAATCTGCTAGGTTATTCTTAGTTTTTATTGCTTGTCTGGTTTTGCGTTCGAGTTCTTCGCGTTCCTCTCGAAGTTGCTCTGATAGGCTTTTGCCTTTGACGAAGGGGGTCGGTAGACCTTCCCCCTCGTCGTAAATAGCCGCGTAATTCATTTTACATCCTCGAATTCTTTAAAGTATTTTTTTAGTGCTCTTCTGAATAGCTCTCTTTGCGAGATATTTTGCGCCTTTGCGAGTTCTCGGAATCGAGCGGCCATTGCGTTTGGTATTTTAATCGCAAGCGCTGTAATGCCTTGTCTTTTATCGGGTGTAAGGCCTTCGCCTTTAGCTCTTTGGAATCCGATTGCAGTTTTCTCGATTACCCTGCGTTCCTCTCTTAGTTGTTGAGACAATGGAACTCCAAGCTTAAGCGAAGTCTCGATACCGGCGACTTCTTTGTATAGGGCGGATGTTTTCATGCGGTTACTCCTTTGCTATTTTTCTTCTTATTCCAATAGTAATTGGATTTATGTCCTTCGCGGATTTTATTAAGCTTAATATCATCTTGCATGTAATACAAAACAGAGTGTGATTCAAACTTACAACCTCTCACAGTCCTATATCCTTTATTGTTTAGATATCTAGCTATCTCTTTATGAGTTTTATTAGTTTTAATTCTGTTTATGTATTCTCGCCCTAATTCTACTGATTCAAACTTCTGAATCTTAATTCTTTGCTTGTTATTTGATTTGTTTTCAGTAGTTCCAAACCATCTTTTGAATAGCTCCTTAAACATATCTCATCTCCAAAAAAAAATAAATAATTAAGCGAGCACCTTGCTCTCTTGTAATTGTAAAACTTCTTCTTTATCAAGCCCTCGAACTAAGATATACTCATGCAAGTAGTGTATCATATTTCGAACATATTCGTAATTGTACGCGGGTCTCGGAAATGAGTATTCCGCTTTGTTTTTAAAGTCCATCGCTTCAGGTGAATTGAATTCGAATATCTTGTAATGTACATACGGGGCGTTGAATAGCTCGCAATATACACGCCATTGCAGAGAGTTGTAATAGTCATCAAAACTAATTGTACTATACTTGGTTTTGATTTCTACGACATCAAGCCCGATAAGTTGGTCTGCGACGCCTGTTACTGATATATCACCGAATTGAGTGCGGAAGACGCGGCGAACTTTATACTCAAATACTCGCGAGCGGTAATCCATGCAATTACGGGCGTTTAGAATGCAATCAGTGCTGAACTTGCCTTCAAACTCCATAGGGTAGTCGGTTTGCATCATTTCATGAAACTCTATTCCTCTTTGCATCATTGCATTAGGCGGATCGAGTCTTAGAAGCGAGCGCTCGAACTGCTCGACTGTTATTAGACCATCAAGAAAGCGGCGATACGATTCGAGCTGGGTGGCACTAATTTTGATCATCTTCGACCTCCTTCATGTCGTCAATTGCTTTGTCGTATCCGCTTGTAAAAGCAGCCCAAATATAGCCGTCTTCTTTATTTTTAGCGTCTTTAAGCAGTTGTTCTGCGCTCTCTTTGTCATACAAATTGCTTCTTAGTTGCTCATATAACCACTCTACTGCTCTCATACTTCCTCCTTTAGTAAATTTTTCAGGTAATGGTAGCCAGTACATAGGCTCTTGAAGACCTTCTAAATAGCCCCAACTGTATGTATTCCCATAAGTAGTCCATCCTTCTTGAAATTTATCATCCTTATCAAGCCATGATGCAACATGAACAAATGCTTCATCGCATATCTCATACATAACAATTATGCTAGTCCCGTCTTTCGGGGCTGTTTCGATAGGCATCCAATATTTACTCATACATCCTCCTGTCCATATACTAATCTATAATACGCTTCCGGCGTGCATGCTTCTTTGAGTTTTGCGCCCGCCTCGAAGGCTTTAATTATTTGCTCGCGTTCCTTTGCAATTAAGTCAACTGTTTGGAATCTGATCTGCGATAGGACTTCGCCTGGAGTCCGAGTCACTGAAGCTTCATAATATGCGAAGTCGAGTGATTGCCGTAGGGTCTGCATTGCGGTCTTACTCATGTTCGCCTCCGTAGGTTTCATAGTAGTAATCATATGCATTGCCTAAACATTCAGTGCCTTTATGCATATATTCTATTGTATTCAATTGCCCTTGCTGATATGCTTTTACTATTTGAATTTTTTCTATTTGTTTAGAATAATTAACTACATCTGCAATATAGTCCCATTTGCTTAATGGTATATAGTCTATTGCTTGGTTTATGTTAATTACCAACCACTCAACCGCCGTTTGCTTACTCATGGTCGCCTCCATATGGTAATTCACCATGATAGAGTCTGTAATAATCATATCCGGTCACATCCATTGCCCTACGCTCCCATGCTTTTGCAATTTGCTCGCGTTCCATTTGTCTTGCTGTAATGAAAAATCCAACTAACTCCTCAAGTTCATGTACATTATTTTCCAACATTTGCTGCCATAACCACTCTACCGCCGTTTGTTGCTTACTCATCAATATACTCCTGATACGGGTCTCTTAAATTGCGAATCTTAACTTGTTCGCGTTCGTGTATTGTAATGCGGGCAATTGATACCATTTCTTTCTCGAAGCGATCATAAGCCCACTCTCTGACATCCTCTTCGGATAGCGAGTAGTCAAGGAGCACATCGTCCTCGTCGAATGCGCCCCAGACTTCGAAGGTGTGACTCATTTCACCACCTCTTCAAACTTACCGCTTTCTTTATTCCATTGCAAGCCGCGCTCTCCGAAGGTAGTTACGACTGAAGCCCAAACCGCGCGCTTTAAAGCATCCTCAAGGCCTGCTTTGCTAAGTTCTGCTACAAACTTATTAGCATCCTTTGCGGCTTTTGCCTTTTCGCTCCACTCTGATACTAAGGCAATGGCGGCCTCTTGCTCTTTGGAGCGTCGGCTTATTGCACTCTTGGTATGTTCTAAAATATCAGCAAGGCAAGTAGTCATAGAGTGCAAGCCATCGACATGAACGGGTGCGATCTCCGCGCAGTTTTTAGCTACAATGCTATCACTAAGATCAAAAGTCAAGACGCGCTTATTGCCTTGTGTCGTATAGTAACCTACAAGGTCGCATGACTGCATAAGTAGGTCGTAACTTGCGCCTGGTATCAAAGGGCGCTTAATTCTCATATCGCCTTCTTCTTTTTCTTTTGCGTGTGCAATAAATACGACGTTCTTACCGGATAACTTCAAGGGCGTAAAAAACTCTTGGAATATCCGCTTGGTCTCGCCCCAAAGTTTGATCGTATTACGCAAAAGTCCGGGGTTGTTTGCTACAAGGTGCATTTGCATAAGCTCAATAACAGTGCCCGCCGTATCGATAATGATCGTATCATGCTTTGCAAGTATTGCATCTAGCTCTTGCTTGTTATTCAGCAAGTCTTGCCATGACTCGAACTGCAAGCCGTTTTTTAGCAGTGAGGATCTATGAAGCCCTCGGTCGAAGTCCAATACAATTGGATTCGGCGCGGTATTCGCAAGTGTGGTTTTACCAATTCCAGGATCGCCGTATATTAGGACATTCAGCCCGTTTACTTGCATCCCGCCTGTTTGTGTGATTAGTCTCATCTCTTTACTCCTAGTATTCTTTTTAATTCATTATAGTTTAGTAAATACATTGTCTTTTCGCCGTACGGTACTTGCTTTACTTTTCTTAGCACCGCTTCTTTCTCATTCCTTTCTTTGCTTGCAGGCCGTCCGACTGCCATATAGTGCAAGAGTCTTCGCGATACTTGGAATAATTCGGCGGCCTCGCGAATAGTCAGCCAGTCACTCATTGCAGTGCTCCGTACATATGCATTTCAAAGCGATTAAGAATGTAGTGTGCGAGTATGATAAATACTACGCCATGCCATAGCTTTAGTTCTAATCTTTTTTTCATCGTACAAGTCCATTAATGATTGCATATACAATTAAGTAGCTTAGGAATAGGCCTCCGAAGAGTCCGACGGCCATCTCGAATATCGCCTGCTTGGTTTCGGGCTTCATTTTGCACCTCGTTTGAGGATTACCCATTTGCCGTTGTATGGCATTACTTGAGCTTCGCCTGCTGGATGCAAGAAGATTGCAGCCATTGCCTCGGCAAAAGAGTTGTAGATTTTGTGTGGTTTGAGTTTCATACCTTCGCTCCTTTGAAGTGTGAATAGTGGGGGCCGTAGCCCCCGTTTGTAATTATGCCATTCCTTTCTTTTGCATTAAGATGTATGTTGCTGATCTCTCTGGTCCTGTCATGTAATCTAGTAAGTGCTCTGCTTCTTCTGATATTACTTCATCTAAGATTGTTACAAGTGAGGCTCCGTAGTGTTTTGCTATTGATTTGATTATTTCATAGCATGTTGTTTCGTCAGTTGATTCTAAGAATGCTTTGTTTGCTTGTCCGTTTGTCATTGTTTTACTCCGGCCAGTTTGCTAAATAAATTTTTGTCGGTCTCAAGTAGGTATAAGTAGTCATTTAATTCGTACCATATATCCTCGTTCTGCTTATCATCAATCATTGCTTTTACTTTTTTAATTTCAGCATCAATTATTACTATTATATTCGCGTATCTTGTTTCGCACTGTAATTCTTTCATCTTTTTACTCCGTTGTGTTATTGTGTGTCGTTGATTACGGTGCGAACTTACGAACAAAATCAATACATGTCAAGTCTTTTTTTTATTTATCTAGTAATAATTACTTTGCTAGGTAGGTCAAGCGAGCCTAAGTAGTTGAATTCTCTAGGAGTTATGGCGAAAATAAAAATTTTCGAAATTGTAGAAATTTCGGCAAGATTTTGCACGGACTGCAGAGAGGGAAGGGCGGCGCGGTAGCTTTCGCCGTTTTTTTTATGTATTTCTATTTGAATCATTTTAGTATATTCGTATGTCATCATGCTGAATTTTGCAGGTGGCCAAATACTTAAAGCATTGGCGTGCGAAAAGGCTACCCGGGGAAGGTAGCCTTTTTTTATTTGCATTATACGGTTTTTTTGGTTAGGTTGCAATCAGCGGCCCATCATAGCCGTATCTTGTAACTCCCCCCAGAGCTGAAGCCCTGATTGTGTATGACTTTCAGGGCTTTTTATTATAGTAATCTTCTTTCATGACTTTCAGCATGAATCTGCAAGTTGCTATCTCGCCTTGCGCCATAAGAAGTTGATCGCATTCTTTTACAGCCAAAGCTACTGCCTTGTTTATTGGCAATTTCTTGCGAATAGCATAAGCTCTAATAGCCCGCTCTTCTTTTGGATCTGTAATGCGAATTACCATTAATCGCGTCTCAATACGATTTGCCCTTTGATGGTCGCACCGCTTGCGAATGTATCAGCGCTTTTGCATTCCGGCACGATATACAAAGTCTTGCTTGTAGCTTGCAGAGCGTAGTTAAGATTAGGGCTTGCTTGGACTGTACAAACGCCTGTAGCACCGTTTACCCAGTCGGCTTCAGCAATATCGATATAACCTATAAGAATATCGAGCTGAGCACTTGTAAAGGCTTGCGCGGCGTTTTGCGCGGCGGGTGTGATAGCACCACCGAAAAGCCAAAGGCGAAGCGCTGGCTTTTGCAGAGTTCCTGAGCTTGTTTCTTTGAGGATAATGCGGTCTATCGTTCCTGAGAAGCCGAGAAAGCGAGCAGCATCGACTGCAATAGCTCCCGAGGTTAGTATATCACCGCTTGCGTATGCATTTGTATCAAGCGTTCCAAAGTCGATTGCTTGAAGACGGCGGTCCGAGCCTGTTTGGCCTGTATAAAATTCCATGTTATGCTCCGTTGTAGAATAGATCAGATTCCCATGGCATAAGCCATACAATCTGAATAAATGCGTATGAGTTTGTTGATGTTATGTCTAGTACATTTTGATGAGGGCCGACTTGCCATACAACTTGAAAACCGCCTTGACCGTGTGATGCGTTTGGAGATGCTGGATCTCCATTGGCATTGTAACCAGGTACGGGCACTAGTTGAGATATTCCTAGTGATGGATAACCAGTCACATAATTATATGCTACTCCCGTAGTGGTATCAGGACTATCCGAAGAAATAACATACAGACCGTTTTTATTATTATTCAGCGTATGATCGCCTTGATAAAAATGCACATTGACAAGATACCATCCTGCTTTTGTAACTCTGATAATTGTCGGATCAGCAGTATCGACATAAGCAAGACCGCTTCTTATATTGCCAAGATTATCTACATCATCAGCCCAATGAATTAGACTTGTAGTTGGGAATAAATTATTTGCATAATGAGTCCAATTGCGTATAGATTGCGTTCCCCAAATTCGATTAGTATTATTAGCCACTCCACTACTCGCCGCCGAATACGCTGCAACGCGTGCGAGCTTCATAGTTTCGGCAAGAGTTGCATTATCTTGACCTATTTGCGATTGTGAGTCATTATTATCATTATCATCATTCTCGATTAAAGTTAGAGCGCTTGGATTATTGCCTATTTCGAAAGCAACTTGCTTGCGTCCTATGCTAGCAGGTCTTACGGGTTCGTTAAATTTCATTATTCTGGTTCCCCGTCGATTCGTAATGTAATATCGCACATACCTTCATAGATTTTGTGCGAGTGTTTTGTTAGGACTGCGAGCGCTGTAGGTTCGCCGTAAATAGACTCAAGTAAAGTATTATAATTTGCAAGATCGATAGTACATCTTTTTGCGACATCGTTAGTCTTAGCGGTTGTAAAGTTGGTAGTCAAAGTAGCCTCTGCTTGCTTTGGCCGTCCGAGAAAGTTTACAAGTCCTTGCGCGATGGTGCTACCGATTCCTGATTTTTGCTGCTCTAGTATCATTTGGTATTCTGGTAGTTGGTCATATGGTGAAACCGGCACGGTCAAAGCGAAGTCTTCGCCTCCGAAAAATATCGAGCAAAGTGTATTTACTTTTTTAGAATCGTAAATTCCTGTTTCAGGTGATTCCCAAGATAACAAATATCCGGGATTTATTGTCTTACGAAACCATCTATTTAAATTATAATTATTACGATAGGTAATGATAGGCAAATTGTGAAACATGATATTTAGATCTTTGCTATTATCACCGCTTGTGCCTTGCTTGCCATATCCATATTCGGTCGTATCCTGATCGCCGCTGATTGTCGATATATCTACATTGACTTGATTAAGTCCCTCGGATAGCATCTTAATTTTGACCGAGCTATATGTATTATCTTGATCAAAAGTCACAAACGGCGTTGTAGGGTACGGATTATCAGCTACCATCGTGACTGTATATGCATCGGGCGTACCACTTGTAAAAGTATATGAAGCTTTTAGAGTCTCAAGTGAGCCTTCTACGATGTTTTTATAGACTTCATAGAAATTAGTGTATTTCCCGAACATTTTAGGATCTACATGAGCGCCTCCGACAAGAGTCAAAGTTCCTTCAATATACGACCATATCTCCGAGATATACTGCAAATAAGGAGCTATCGGAGTTTGTGACTGATTCTTGTAGAAAACAAGCGTTTTAGTATAGAAATCAGCTGCTACAAATGAAGATGTTAGCTTTTGAGTCATAGCTCTCATATACGCACTATACATCGTGCCTATTTTGGTTGCAAGACGGGTAAACAATTGCATATGATAGTAGCTATTGCCATCGAGCACATCGACTGCATAATATGGGTCTAATGATTCGACTGTATTTATATATCCTTCGCCTATTTCTATTCCTCTTAATGCAGTTCCTTCACCAGTCGAGAAACTAGAATTCCATGCGACCGTATCGGTCGTAGGCTTCAGCGCTTTAGTCCATATATCTTGATTTATGAGTTCTCCAATGCAACGAAATATATCGAATATCTCGATAGTATATGTTATCACATTATCGAGCGCTGTTATTTCGAGTTCGTTTTCCGCGCTGTACTTTTGGCATCCAATGAATGCCGTCTTGAATCCGCTCCCGTCATTGTATTGCAGAACAAAAGTATTGAATGCATCGAATTGTCTTTCAGCTTGATTAGGAATGTCCGATGCTAAATACTCCGTCCCGTCCGCGTTCAAGGGCACGCGTTTTGCGGTCGTGCCTCTAAGTAGGTCGGTTCTTAGGTCATTGAGCGCGTCAGAGCCCTGCAAGGCCGCTATATTGACATTTATCTTTAGTACTTGGCTAACAAGCCCCGCGGGGATACTTCCAAGCTCGGTATCGAGACTCATATCCCTTAGTAAAAACTCACTCGGAAGCGTGACATTTGAGCTAATTCCCGAACTTACATAATTCACACTACTCGGTATGATATACATACGCCATTGAATAGAGTCTTCGCTAGTCCAAGTAGTTACAAATCTTTGATTTGATAATGGCATTAGATCAAGTCCCTACGATAGCAAGTAATAGTAAACTTTTCGAGTCCTGAAGCCCATTGTTTTTCGTTACTGAAGTCGCATCGTGCAAAGACAAAGGGAATAAGCGCTTTTGAGTAAGTGAAAGAGCTTGTTGACTGATACCTTGTAGGCATTTGCTTTGGAGCGGTCGGCTCAACGATGCGAGTGTATTTCTTTTGCAGAATCTCTTGTAATAGGTAATACACATTATCACTATTTACCGTGCCATAATCCCAGGTACTTACCGGGATGCAATCTACTTCGAGTGCTATTCTTACTCGCCTTTGTCCGATTTCCGTTCCACTCATGCTAACTTCATTCGAGGACTCTACATTGAAAGTCGGCAATATCCCGAAAACAGGTAACTCAACTCCGAGTGTATTTATCGATGCAAAGGTCGGATCGTCTGACCCTTCGAATTTTACCCAATATTTCCAAGGCATATATTATCCTCTCCTTGCATTACGGCGGCGATCTCTTTCGATTACGGCCTTGATTGAGTTATTATCGGCTACAAGCGCGCCGCTTATTTCTACATGAGTATTTCGGTTGATTTGCTTACCTAATCCGCGCGTCTCTTCGCGAAGTTTCCTAACCTCTTGGATTAGGTTGCCATCCTCTTGCACTGAATAGCGAATTTGCGGAGCGTTCGAAGTAAAGTAGTCTCGAATACTCATTCCGGGATTATTATTCATCCATTCGAGTTCTTGACGGTTTGCTTTCGTGCCCGCGGCTGTGATAACTGACTCGCCTTTCGATAGCCATGCTGGTATAGAGTCGCTTCTTTCATCGCCCGGACCTTCTAGGCCTACGACTCCGTCTTTGAAGCCTAGAGCGCCTCTGGCGCTTGCTAAAAGCAACTGAAGCCCTGCAGTTAGGGTAGCCGCAATAATAGGCCCTGCAATAGGTCCTAGTGTGGTGATCGAGCTTCCCAAAATACCTACGACAAAAGACGGTATCATTTTAGAGACGGCATCAAACGCCGCGCCCGCGGCTGCATTTCCGAAGTCTGCTAGAGTTGCTTTACCTGAAGCTGCGAGCGTTCCAAATTGTTCTAAAGTTTGACCGACAAATTCATTAAATACTTTCTGATTCCCTTCCATGCCTTGAGCATTTTTCTTAAATATCTCGGATTGAGATTTTAGCACACTCGCGGCCGCTTGATCACCTGCAGTTTTTAATCTTTGCAAGAAAGTTACTTCGGTTTGCTCTTCGACTTGCTTTCTTTGCGCGTCGATTTCTGCAATCTTAGCAGCATAGTCTTCGAAGCTAATTTCTCGCTTTGCTAGGCTCTTTGTAAGATCGTCCTCTTGAGCATTGAGCGCTCCGAGGCGTTCCTCTCTTATGGCATCATTAGCCTCTTTTTCCTTTCTGATTTTGTCCGAGTTGAAGGCATCAAGAATGCTAGTCTGCAAGGCGGTCTGTATTTGGAATTCGAGAGTAGACTCGCGGGCGGCTTTCTCGATTGCCGTTTTGCTTTCAGTCCCGAATCGCTCTAGCCTAGAACTCAGCAAGTTGATATTCTGGATATTGGTTTGGATTGACTCGCCGAACTTATCGGCCGCATCTTGATTACCCGCCGCAATTGCCTCTGCTTGCTTGAGTGCAATTTCGTCATTCTGAAGCTTTATGAAGTCGATATATTGCTGAACCGATGCAATAGTACCATCGAGCGCCTCTTGACTCGTAGCGAGGGTTTTAGGCACTAAGGATTCGCTTGTTTTGGCTATGTCTTTTGCAAGTGTATCGAATTCTTTAATTACATCTTTGAAGTCTGGTATCTTTACTGGTATATTTACCTCGAATTTACCTACTTCAGTAAGTAACTTACGAACATTAAGAGTCGCCTCTGCAATGTTTTCTGTCTTACCAAGTTTTACACCGAGTACTAGATTGCCTTGCGCATCTCTTGTAGTTCCGAATGTATTTTCTATGGTCTTAGTCAAAGCATCTGCAGTCGGTGCTGCATTAGGATCTTGAGATAGTTTGAGTTGTATCTCTTCTTTGTTTAGTCCTAGTTGCTCAAATTTAGTAATTTGCTCTTTGCGGTATATTTCGATACCATCAATATAGCTTTTATATCGTGCGAGTGCTTTCTTGTACTCGGAATCCGAAGGCTCGCCTGCGGGTTTCTTCCCAGCTGGATCTTTCTTTTTCTTTTCTTCTTCTAATTTCTTTTTTTCTTCTTCAGTAAGCTCTGTAAGTTTAATGTTTTCAAGACCTGTTTTCTTCGTATCTTCAACTGCCTTCTTTTGCGCCTCTGCAGTCGCTTTGATTGTTTCCTTTGTCTTATTAAATCCACGATCATAAGCATCATTGACCTTATCACCAAAACCAGTAAAAGCTTCTAGTGCTTTCTTGAGATCAAGTTGCGTAATAGCATCCCAAAACTCACCAATAGTAGTTTTGATTTGAATAAATGACTCGCGAACGCCTCCGATAGTGCCTCGGATGTTATCGAATGCTTGTCTAAGTGTATCGATAAAGCCTTTGCTGTTTTGTGCGGCTTTTCCTGATTCCTTCATAGATTCCGTACTTGAATCATTTGTCGATATCCACCCTGCAATAGAGCGCGTCACATCGGCAATAACTTCGATGAGCGTTTGGAATGGTGTGATAAGAAACTCGATAATAAGCCCGCCAATATCGGCAACTATACCGCCAACTTCGCGAATAACCTCACCAACAAAATTCAAAGCCTCTTGGAATGATTGTACTACTGTTTTTCCTTGACCTACAGCTCCATCCTCTCCAAATGCTTGAGAAAAGACATCTATTAGCGGTCTTAGCGAGCTTGCAATAGAATCGAATATGCTTGTAAAGATATCAAGTACGGTAGTGACTACAGTAATTGCAATGTTAAAAGCTCCGACAATGTTAGTCATAATTGCCGCGCCGATTCCCATCACAATCGGACCGATTACAGTCCATATCCTCTCAAATACACCACTCAAAGTCGCACCAAGTTCGGAGAATGCAGGGCCTACTGCAGTCGCTATCATTCCGAATGCATCTGAAGCGCCTTTCACTACGACCGCGCTTGCTTTTGTGAATGCAAGTTCTAAGTTACGACTCACCATGTCAAAACTAAGATACTGACCTGCAGCATTCATTGCATCTTGACCCGCTTGCGCTGCTTTCTTCTTGATTTCTTCGACTGGTATTGGAGCGCCGAACATTTTAAAATAAGCTTCAGAACCTATATCTTCGGCGGGCGTTCCTGCAATGGCTGTTTGTAATTGACTTGTAATATCTTTGGACAATTGGCCAGCGTCTACGGCGGTTTTTATAGCTTGCCCTGACTTTTGCAAAAATTCTTTAATTGAAATTTGACCTTTTGCGGCTAATTGCTCTAAACTTGTCAAACTTGTACCAAGAGCCTTAGGTAATTGTGATTGTATATCTGCAAAAGCCTTTGCAGTATCACCTGCTTTGAGTCTGATTTGAGCTTCTTTGATTGAATCTCCAATCTTATCGGTATTAAATATACCTTCTTGCCCTGCAATTGCTATTTGACCCGCAAAGTCCTCTGCACTAAATCCCGCTTCTTGAAATAATTGTGAATATTCTGCAATGGTATCAAGCACATCGTCTTGCGAAGTTTTTCCTTCCTTTGCTGCGAATGCTACAAGGTCAAAAGCTTCTTTACCATCAAGCCCGAACTGCTTAATAAACGGCGTTGACTTTGCAATAACTTCGTTAACATCTTTGTCGTACAAATTACCAAGAGCTTGCGCGCCTTTTACGAATTCTCCGATTTGGTCGGTAGGCAAGGCATCTTTAAGAACTACCTTTGCATTGCTTATTACTTTTGTAGCTTCGGCTACTGATTCACCAACACCACCGAGGAACGCCTCATCGGCTGCATTTTTTAGTGCCTCAAATTCCGCACCCGTTGCACCTGTTTGTGCTTGCAAATCGCCTTGAGCCGATATAAGACCGCGTCCTGCATCAATTACCGCTCCAAAGCCATCAACGATAGCACCGACCCCCGCTTGCACGCCAGCGGCCAAGCCACCACCTACAAGCCCTCCAATCAAACCACCGCTAAGAGCGTCACCTAGCCCGCCTTTGAGTCCTTCAAATACGCCGCCAAGCCCGCTTGCAGAATCACCAACGCCATCAATCGCCGCGGATAGCTTATTTACATCTGCAACGGCTCCGGATGTATTTATATCGGCCATTTTATCAAGTGCTTGGTCGGTTTGCTTCGACTCATTTTGCACCTGATTAAGTTCGGTAGTGACTTTATTCAGACCGTTAAATAATTCGGTTGCATCCAGTCCTAGTTTGATTTTGATATCATCGGCCATTGATTCTGCGCTCCATTTTGCGGCGTTCTTTGTGATAGGTTATTGTATAGGCATAAGTACGGATTACATCCACGCGAGCCGTGTCGTAATATAGTCTTAGATACGCTGCAGGATCGCCGCCTGCAACGCCTTTGAATATCCAATATGAGCCTACAATTTCGCCAAGATAATAAGCACTCTCATCTCCGTCCGTCTCTTCATATTCGTCATCGTCTGGATCGTTAAATACAGTCAAGTCCTCAAGGTAATACTCACATAATGCGGACTCTTCGGCATACCGTTTCACGAAAAAACTTTAGTGAGTCCAAGATTCCGTCTAAGTCTTGGTTTTGCCAAAAGTCGCTTGAAGGCTCGGACTGAATACCACTCAAAAGCTCGGTATTTTGCACTTTGCTTTCATCTATTACGGCTTTGACAAATTGGAATACTTTTGGAATCGTAGTCTCATCGACATTGATAAGCTCGAATAGATTTGCTCGGACTTTTAGATATGCAGTCTTTACAATTTCCTGAAACTCGAACTCTTGCATAATGTCCTTAAAAGCGTCTTGCCCCTTTGTTAAGTCTATCTTTTTTGCAAGGCTCTCGCGGCTAAATACCTTCTCCATGATCTCGGTTTCGGCGGCTGCTTGAGCGCCTTTAGTATTTGCAAGTTCAGAGAGAAGCGGCGTAACCTTGTCATAAAGAGCGGGGGTCAATTTTGAATAGAGTGCTACTTCGTGTGCTGTTTCGTTTAGATATAATTTCATGCTGTCTCCATAGTAAAAATAAGGGGGCGGGTTTTGCCCGCCCCGTGTGAATTAAGGGGCTGTAAACCAGATTTCTTTGTAACCAATCTTTGCAGGGATTGTGACCGCAGTCGCACCGCTTACAAGAGTAGTCAAGAAATAGGTTGCAGGAATAACTAATTGTGTATCATTGTTTACCACATCGCCGCCTACTTTTGGCTTTGTGTATTTTCCTGATTCTTGGTCAAACGCGCCCGCGTCTTGTGCTAATTTGCAAAGCATCAATACAACCTTACGCTTGTTTTCTACTGTATCAACACCACCGTAAACGATTTGCAAAAGTGTATCGCTTGTCGCTTGTGAAGAGTTGAATTTTGTCCCGTCTTCGTATTCCCCTTGATCTGCAGTGACTGTAGTTACAGGTGCATAGTTTTCAAGAAACGAAGTAAGTTCAGGATTGTCTTCGTTTTGATCGATTGTGAAAGTCGTGCGAGTCAAGGATGTCTTGATCTTGCGTCTCATTGTGTGAATTGCGGTAGCTCCTACTGTAGGATTAGTACCGAGTTCATTTGCTGTATAGAATACGCTAAGGTTAGCGCCGCCTACTACCATGATATTACCTCTTAGATAATTGTTTTAAATATGCGAAAGTGTTAACTAAATAATCCCAGTTTCTTTGCGATTTATCGCGTGTGTATTCTCTTACCATCAAGCCGCCGTTTCGTTCTGCTTTATGCATCAAGACTTCAGTGTCTTGGCTATATCCTTTGTGGTATAGCAATATGTCAGTATCAGCTACGACCGTTCCATTCGGATCTACTTCGAGTGTCTCATGGCATATTCTTTGCCATTTGAGAAACGCGCTTCTTCTATGCAGTCGCATTGCCGGTATATTATACCTCTTTCGAATATGCGTATATTGCGGATCTAGATCATTATTGCATCCTCCAATGGATAGATAAGCCGCGACCGCTTCGGTATTGTTAAGCTCTTCGATGTATTGCCAAAACTCATCTTCAGGACTTGCAAGGCGCTCATCAGAATCCATGTGCAAAATCCAGTCTCCAGTCGCATACTCATCTAGCTTATTTCTGCAATAACTGAAGTCAAAATACTCTTCGAAGTCTGGATATTCCCATGACAAAACTATATGGTCATCAATGCGACCGACTTCTTGAAAAACAGGCTCTTTAAGTTTCGGATTTACCGCCGTGCGAAGTGCTACGACTTCGACATTATCAGCCGGCAAAGAATCCCGCCATGCTTTCAGGTCATCTCCATCCTGAAAGATTACACATGCACTTAATCTCATACATCTCCTCTATAATATACCGTTCTAAATGTCATGAAAGATATGCCTTTCGTTTCATCGTCATTGAATGTGACCGCTTGAGCGTCGACAAAATGCACGGGCGCAAAATAAGTGCGCTCATAATCGGACTCATAGATATCTGGCTTATAGTTTGTAAGCTTATTCTCAATTGCCTCGCATAAATCGGCAAGAGCTTCTCTTAAATTAGCTTTACCCGCCGTGCTATTCTTTTTTACCTGTACTCCGACAAGCAAATACATATCCAAAGTGCCTTTATTTGCAAAGGCTGAATCGTCTTCAAGTCCAATAACCTCGCGAGCGTCTGCACCTGACAAAACACCGACAAAAGGAAATTGATAGGTATTCCATTTATCTAGCATTACTTGCTCATAGACTTTGACTCCACTCATTGTGCGAAGTCTATCTGCTATGGATTTGATCGCCGCTGACTCTCTTGCCATTGTTGTATTCCGTTTATGACTTGTTGTTTTATATCGCTTGCGAACTTGGTATCATTTCGAAGTCTATCGACTGCAGGATTAAAGTACGGGCGGGCTGGTATGTTTACTCCGCCTTTCTTTTGCACACTTAATGCGATATTCCTAAAATACGGCTGTTTTGTCTCTGCAAATTTAGCCCAAAAGTACTTATGCATCCGTCCTTTGCTTGCAATGAATCCGCCGAACTCTTGGACTCTTGCATATGGCAAGTCTGACCCGTATTCTACTTCGAAGTTATCACCATTTTGCGAGACTCTGAAAACATTTCCGGGCTGACCTTTCGAGAAGCTACGAAACAAAGTACCAGAATTTACCGCGAGCTTAGAACTTGTCGAAGGTGCTATTCTATCAGCCGCGCCTCGCATTTCCATATTAGCTCCGATATACGCTTGCATGACAAACGGCATCCGCTCCAAGCTCTTCATAATAACAGGCCGTAGAATGCCTTTTAAAGCTTCGCTATTAAGCATAATTACACCGTTGGTATAACGAACTGCGCAAAGTACTTATGCCATCCTATATCGGTTTTGAGTGATTGGCTGACTGTTTGACCCGCGCCGCCTGTAGCGACGGAGTTAAGCCCAAACCAATTACCACCTTGAGGGCTTTGCTTATATGCAAGAGTGACCATTTCGGCTATGCCTTGCAAGATTGTATATGGCATTGACGCATCACTGAAGCCCGTCGTAAGCGTCGCCTTGAATTGTCCATTTGTCTTATCACGAAAGACTATGTAATTAGCATACGGCTCGGCGTTCCATGCATAGTTACCCGCGTCAAAGTTCGCATAAGTTGCAAACTCATTCTCGCGCCACTGCAAAGCCGTAAGAGCCGTGTTTGCATTATAGGGGATATATTTCCAAGAGTGATTCGCTTCGAGGCCGCGTTGAGCTTTAGAAGCGTAAAATTGGTAATATATCGTCCCACTACGGAGAGGCTGACCGCAATAGCCTTCAGCCTCTACATAGCAAGTTGTAATAAGGTCATCAAACCAAGTATACAGCGCCGTATCCTCGGAGGTCGGATCGCCATTAACTTCCAAATTTAGAAAGGTCATGAGAGCATTAAACGCCCTCGGATTTGCGCTTGTATATGGCATGGTTATTTACCTGATTTCTTTGTTTCTACTTTCGGCGCGGGCTTTGCATCCTTCGCCTTGCCTTGTTTAATAAGAGCCTCGGCAATCTCGGCAGGGAGAGAAGTCTCATACCCTGCCGAAACACCTTTATACGGCTCGATTAGAATTACATCTACGAGCATAAATCACCTAATTAGGTTGTTGAAGTTTTGAGAACACCGATAGCACTTGGAGCTGGGAATGCGAAAGCAACGCGCTCAACAACTTCGATACCTTTTTGATGAGTACCACCCAAACCAGTCGCACCGAAATACTCTTTGTATTCGTTAACTGTTACATCCTCGCGGATACCCATAACAGTGAACTGATTAAAGTCAGCATAGAGCGCTGAAGTTGTATTCGCTGCACTTGTTGGGAAGAGTGCATCTGGTACGACATGCATCGGGCGGCCCGTTGGTGTGAAGTATGAATTACCTTGAAGTGCAGTCAAGCCAATTGATGTAACTTCGATAGGACGGATCATATCGAAAACAGGGCGTGAGCCTGCTGTTTCTTTCATCAAGAAGCCGAATACGCTTTGAGGTACTACGAATACACCATTTGCACCAACGCCAGAATTTACACCGAGGCGCAAGTTCCAAAGGTCAGTCCATGAGATCTCGCCGAATGTATCTTTACCAGAGTTATTAGCACCACCTTGGCGAACTACTGTAGTTCCGGACAAAGTTGCAAGACCTGTAAAGTTTGGAGCTGTACCATTACCATTGAAAAACTGCTTGTCTTCTGTTTCAGCAAGAGCGCGGCCAAGACCGTTTACAACATAATCCAAAAATGCAGGGGTTGCATCTTGAAGTTGCTCTTCAGAGATAATCGCACCACCGACAATCTTGCGAGCTGTCATTGCTGTAGCTGTAAAGAAGTTAGTTGAGTCAGTCAAAGTAAGACCAGAACCTTCGGCAACTACCGCGCCTGTAAACGCGCCACTTGATACCAAGTTTTCAGTCTTACCACGCATTGGATAGATCTTCGCGAGTGCTCTTGCATATCCAAATTGATCTGCAAAATTCATGATCTCTTCTACCCAAAACTGAGGAACCGCCGCGCCACCTTGTGATGCTGTCCCTGTATTAAAGTCAGCTCTTGTGATGTACTTTTCGTTTGCTTTGCGTGCGATATCGTCTGCTTGTCCTTCGCGGCCTTTGTGAACTGCAAGGATGTAATCAGCTACGACGCGAGCTTGGTCACGGCGTGCATCATGATCTGCTTTGATTGTTACAAAGCCATTGTTATTTGTTGGCTTTTGTGTACGAAGTTGATCGGCTACTTTGCGGTCAACAACTTCTTTAAGTTGGTCTTTTGTTACGATAATGTTTTCCATTATGCAATATCCTTAGATTAAATTAATAAGATCTTCTGTTGTGAGTTTTTTAGGCATGTTCAAAGTAATTGAACGGCCTGCTTCGCCGGCTACTGCAGATTTGATAATCTTGTAACCATTTTGAATCATATCCATACCTTCATTGATTTGCGCTTGTGTTGAAGCTGCAATTTTCTTACCGACGCGAGTTTCGGGTGCTTTGTATCCTTCTTCTACTACCTCAACTGGAGGCTCTGCAGCTTCGGGAGCTGGTGCAACTTCAGGCTCTACTACGGCTGGTGCTTCGCCTTTCAAAACTGCTAGCATAGGAGGAGCGCCTGCAGTAATAAAAGCGTTTACAGATGCTTCGGCTTCTTCAGGTGAAAAGCCTAGATTAATTACCTCATTAACAAACGCTTCCTTGATTGCCGGAAGAAGTTCATCTTTGATCTTTTGCTCGATCTCTGGGGTTAACATTCTCTTTTCCTTTTTGTATTTATTGATTGAATCTTGGAGTAAAGTCTTGATTGATTTCTTAAGCAAAGCTTGACGATTTGCAGGAACTGATACGACGCTAAATTCTACAAGCTCGGACTTTGTGTAAATAGTTACCTTTTGCCCGTCGATTGTTTTCTCTTCGTATTCTTTTGGAATGATACCAACTGATACGGCTTTTACATATCCGGCATTGATAAGCTTGTTAAGCTTCTTGCCTTCTTCAGTAATACACTCGATTTGAATTGTAGCTTCTAGGTTTTCGCCATTCATTGCAAAGCCTAAGCAGCGACCGATAGGCCACTTGTCCGAGTCATGTTGAGCTAAGACTATGGGATTATTTAGATATGCTGTATAGTCTATTCCACTTGGAACTATGATAGTCCCATACCGGTCAACTTCGGGAGTCGATACTACGAATGTATAGAGATCATTCTCTTTCTCTTCGTATTCCTTTTCCTTTTCGTAGCCGTCCCTGACTTGCAGATTCAGCTCGCGTGTTATTAAATTCATATTAAACCTTTATTTTTATTGCTTTTCAACTGGGAATAATTGACATCTGCAGTTCACTGCATTTGAAGCGCTAAGACCTGACCCGAGCGGGCGCTTTGTTTTTTCAGTCGTAGTGCTTACTATATTGCCTTCTGTATCTCTTTTCTCGGTCACTACCGTAAAGTATCCGTCCGCGCCTTGAGTTGAGCCTTCCAAAGCAGCATGAGCGGGTCTTACGCGGCCGTCTCTTTGTGTTAGCCATACCATTTTGAAACCCTCATCTTTGTACACGGCGTATTGCATTCCGCTTGTCACATTTGCGGCGGTCGTATTTGCAATCGCACGCGCTCTGCTTGTTTGAAGTGAGTCGAATTTGGTATTCAGGATCTTAAAAAGCTCTTCTTTATCCTTACCGGCGTTTGCAGTGAGAGTCGCTTGTACTTCTTGCTTGATTACTCCGATAGAATCTCGGATTTGAGCGCTTGACTCTTCGACCAAGGCGATAACCTCTGCAGTCGGAGGAACGCTACCCTCGATCGCAAGAGTTGCATAGAGTTCAGTAGCTACTTGATTTGCAGCATCGGCTATGATTGCATCGTACTTTGCTAATTCTTCAGGTGAAACATCTACAGTCGCAAGAGTTAACACGCCGTCATCTGCAAGCTGAAAGACTTGCTCTTTGATTTGAGCTATGATCATCTCAACTACATTCTCGAGGCTACCTGCATTCGCTTCAGTTATCCCGTCGAAGTTTCTCCAAAAGAGGTCCTTTGCATCGGCCGTAACTATAGGGAGCTTGGCATTTGCCCTTGTTAAGAGTTTTCGAGCCGCTACGGGCACGGGAGCGGGATTTACGGCGCTTTGAAGAGGGACAAAACCATTAGCAATAAGCGGAGTATTGCCCTCTGGTATCGGATCATATCCGCGCTCGCCTCTTGCATCGTTTATTGTCTTAATTCCCCACTTTAGCTCGAACTCTTCTTGTCTCATATCAGCGTCGGGATCTGCGTATTCGTACGGATTAGCTTCGATTAAGACATCCTCTTCCCATCTACGGAAATGGCGTGTAAATTCTTCAGCAATGTAGAGCGCTTCGGGGTCGATTGTGTTTTGTCTAAAGATTGCAAACTGAACCTCTGCAGTCGCTCTGTTTTGAAATGACCCATCAAGCATACCAGGAGGCACGCCAAAGACTTGAGAGATTTGAGCTCTTACATCTTTGCTAACAGAGTCATAGCCTACCGATAGCTCGCCTTTCGGTGGTAACTCTAATTGCATTCCACCACCAAGCAAAGCGCGGAGCTTGTAATCCGGTAGCTCTTCATTCCAAGCGCTTTTCAGCTTTTGCCATTCGTCTTGGTCAAACCTTTCGGGGAACTTTGCAATAAGCGGCGGCACTGTATTATTAGCAAAGAGGCGTGCTAAATAAGCTGATACCTCGCGGTCTATATTCGCATATTCCAAAGCAGCTGATACCAAACCAACGCCGAAGATATTCATACCGATTATCTCTTCAGGACGCGCGGCGGGGTGTAACTTTGCAAGGTGTATAATCTCCTTTTCAGGAATCGCTATATTACCCTCTTGCGCTGACTGATAGACATACCCATCAATAAAGTTATTCTCGCCTTTAATGACTCGCATTCTTGTCGGATTTAATACCCACATTTGCAAGGGCACTCGGTATCCATTTGTCGGAGTCCATATAAACGCATTGCCATTAATCGATAGCCAATTTTCAATATATCCGAAAACTTGCGAGCGTGTAAAATACGGATTCGGATTTGAGAGTAGTTCGTTAGTCCAATGACCGCGACCGAGTTCCTCTTTTTCCCAGTTCTGCTCTTTGTATGCATCAAACTTGATACCGCTTAAAGCATTCGCTCTATGCTGCAAGCAAGCGAAGACCGTCCCTCGAAGAGAGGCGCTTAACTCATTACCGACTTGAGTCGCACCGATATTGCGAGTACCACCCGACCGAATATACGGTCTGTCGTTTCTTCGCGGTGCAACTGCGCTCGCGATTCTATCTCTAAGTTGGTCAAGTAGACTCATACATATATCTGTGGAGTTTTGCGAATAGCGTTGAAGGCATAGCCCAACGCGTCAATAAAGTCATCATGCTTGTCTTGCGGAGTGCCCGTAAACGATAGCAGCTCCTCGGTAAATTCCGGATTGATATGAGGGACATGATATACAAGGCCTTGCTCATATCTTGCCTCTACAGGCTGAAAGCGTATTACCTTATCTCGATCCGCCCTCACACCTACGACATTCATCTTAGTATTTCTTTTCAGCTCTTGCACCATCCAAGCTTGAGCTTGATTTGATTCGACTGCTACGACTCTTGCATTCCATCTTTGTTCGGCTGACATGATCTTACGGCCTATCTCTTGGAATTGAGCTCTAAAATGGTCCGCTTCAACTACTACAACATCACCATCTTTTGTCGTACCTATTACCACAATTGCAGTATAATCTGCAGTCTCTTTTTGGCTAATTGCCAAATCCACTCCAATGTAATACGCCGTACATTCTTGGCCGTTTGTCGTGCGTAACCATTCGCGCTTGATCTTAGCCGCCGATCTATCGACATATTCTGCAAGAAACTCTTGAGCGAAAACCAAGCTCGGTAGTAATTCCTTTTGCCTATCAACTTCGCTTATCTTAATTTGCCCGCCGTCGTATGTCGAGTAGTGAAACGACTGCCAATCTTGCATCGTTTCGCTTAGCTGATCTAATTGCCAAAAGTGATTTTTTCCTTTCGGCGTTGAGAAGAAATACGCATCTCCTTCGTAATCTGCTAGCATCGGACTAAGTACAAAGTTCCAATCGTCTTCAGCATTTGGGCAATGTGCCCACTCATCGCAAATCACTCGATGAAACTTATTGCCTCGAAGTCCATCCGCCCGGTAAATACCCTGCAAAACCAATGTACTGCGGCCTAGTTTAATCTGGCCTTGCTTGTAAGTTGCGCCAAGCGGTGCAAAGAAATTTTGTGCTTCGGTTTCTCTTCCTGAAAGCTCGGTGTATGAGGGCGCTGTATAGAGAACATACGACCCATCAATTTCAAGCATTTTCTCAAGGGCCAAAGCAAAAGCCAGATAAGACTTCCCAAAGCGACGGCCGCACCGAACAACATTAAAGCGCTTCCTATTCCGAAGTATCTCAAGCTGTTTATCATGCGGTTTTATCCGTATCACTGTATCCATTTTGCGAACCCCACTCTATTATCATTTTGCCTTTCTCTGCTACTTGATTATCCATGTGAGATAACAACTCCATTAGCAGTTTCATCGCTGTAATATCCTCTTTAAGCAAGATCTTTTTATGAATCAGCATTTCGATTATATCACCAGCTACAGTTTCTTTTGTTTTGCCGGGCTTTGATAGCTCTTCAGCTGCCATCTTTGCAAGATCTTTGACATACACGATACTACCCTTTGGCCTACCATTTCGATTGATACGCTCGGGCTTGTCTCTGAAGCTATGTCCTTTGAGATTATCAGCGCCTGCCATAATAAACTCCCAAACCTAATCCAATACCAAGAGCACCAACGACCCATCCCCAGTTATTCTCGGTAACTACTTCAGTTGGAAGCGTAACTACCTTAATTGAATCAGGGCGCGGGCGGTAAACAAGTGAAAAATGACCTTTGCGATTTGCATAGGCAAAAGCCATATTGATTGTATCTTGAGTCGCGGTAATTACCGAATCGCTTTGAGCTACAAAAGCAGTATCTCCGCATGGGATAACTACGGGCTTATCAAGAAAGTAAATAGTGTCCTTAGTCTTGATAGTAACCGACTTCGTATGTACTGAATCTCTAATCGTTACAGGGCGCTCTAAGACTTCGACGCGAGTAATTGTATCAGTTACTCTTTTTTGACTCGTACGGCCTACATGAAGCCCCGAAACAAAGCCGATAATTAAGAGCACTGCAAGAATAACCATCGCATTTAGTACATCATTGAATCTCATTGTACTACTCCATTCTCAATGAAGAGATTATCTACCATGCCATTCTCTTGAATGATTGCAAATCCGTGATTGCTATTTGAGTGAGGCATATAGTTTTGTCTTAGCTTGCAGAGGCATCCCGTTGTATAAGCCTTGTAGAATTTACCGTCCAAGCTCTTGATAGATGCAAAGGAAGTACGGTGTACATGACCCATCACTACATTAGCCGCCGCTTTGAGAATCAAAGCGCGGGCGGGATTTACGCCGCCGCTTACTTTCATCTCATGACCATGCACTATGTAGGTATTTTCTATTTTCATAAATTGCGTAGATTCGACAAAGCGTATTCCAAGCTCATCAAGTTTTAGTAGTTGGCGGTAATGGATCAGCTCCGCAACCGCGTCGGCTTTTGCCATTAAATATCGCTCTAATCGGTCTTCGTGATTCCCAAGCTTAAAGTAGATATTTTGCTCTTTGAATTCCGAGCGAAGACCTTCAAGAAACTGCTTGGTAAGTTCTAACTCATTTAAGAATTTTGGCGTATCAGCCGTCTTAGGATGTCCAGAGATTTGAGCCGCGTCTAAGATATCGCCATTCAGAATGATATTCTCGACTCGATCTTGCTTTGCATATTGAATCGCTGCAATAAGCGCCGCTTTGTCATGGATACCTAAGTGAATATCCGAGAATACCGCCGTCTTGCCTTGGATGCGAAGCGTCGGCATGACCTCCTCGCGTCCGTCTTCAAGAGTGTTAAGCCAATCAGGGACAATGCTAGGCTCTTTGATCTCTATGCCATCCGGATCAAAGCGCTTACCTTGTCGGTAGTTTAGAATAGCAGCGTATTCTTGCTCATTTAAGCGCGGTCTGTATTCACTCACTCGCAATACTACCTAATATGATAATTGCGGCCTCTTCTTCAGTACCGTCGATTGCAGTTTCTGTATTCCACGAGTATTGAGTTAAATCTATTTCCTCAATTGGAATTGCAGTCATATTTTCAGGCGGCTGCCATACTGATAAATCGCCATTCCAGATAACTATGTTATGTATTTTGTTTTCGCTATTCAAAATTGCGTATCTATTCATGTTTAGCCTATCTCAATGACTACGACAACACCATTGCCACCTGCTCCACCTGCTCCGCTTGGGAAAGGGTTATTTGCAGCGCTTCCACCGCCTCCACCTCCGCCATAAACACCACCCGCGCCACCTGATTGCCCAGACGCTCCGTTTGTATAATTACCACCATTCCCACCAGTGCCAAGTGTTGTATAATGATTTGGCAATGACAAACCCGCAGCGCCACCACCGCCAGAAGGCGCTGAAAATCCACCATTGATATTCAAAGCACCGGCATTACCACCCGTTGTATTTGCCGTCACGTTTGCCTGCTGACCTGCACCACCTCCACCGCCACTGAAGTAATCTGCAGTGCCTGAGGTCCCACCACCTACAACACCACCCGCGCCACCACTGCCACCACCCAATATCCCCAACGAATTTGAAGAACCGCCTGAATAACTGCCCGGGTTACCTGTTGCATTCGTTCCGCCCGAACCCGCTCCACCGCCTGATGCTTGTATAAACGGTCTGTCGTTTGTTGTATTTCTAAAACTTGAGACACCGCCCGCCTGTCCATTATTACCATTGCCGTTTGTTCTCGCATTACCACCTGTGCCACCCGCTCCAACGGTAACAGTTATGCTTGATGCCAATGTTGTCGCGTCTAAAATCTTGTAATTCCCAGCACCTGACGCACCACCGCCGCCGCCTGAGCGCCCTGATGTCGTGGCTAAACTTGCACCACTCCCACCACCGCCACCGCCTGAAATTACAACAACATGAATAACTTTTGCCCAGCTCTCTTTTGTGAATGTGCCTGATGACTCAAATACGGTTCTTTTTACTTGCGCTCCACCACCCGCCGTTACCCAAGAGATATTACCACTACCATCAGTTTGCAAAACCTGACCATTAGACCCGCCTGTTATTTTCAAGCGAGTCGTAGTGGTATTTATGTCATTGGTATTATCTACGGTTTTACTACTGAGCGTATCAGGCAATTGACCGTTTTTAAGTTTGGTTATTGGCATCTATTTACTTCATGTAATCAGCAATCAAAACATCACCAGAAACAGGCGCTGTAGTCATTGTAATTGTATTCGTTGTAATTGTATAATCATTACCCGCTCCGCTCTTTTGGCGAACACCATTCAAGAATAACTTAAGCGTTCCGCTTGTCGGAGTATTTGCCAAAGTGAAAGTAACATTCGAGCCGTTGATCGAACCGCTCGGAGTTTCTTCAGTTACAAAATTGGTAGGGGATAAAGTACCTGCAGTATCCTGTACATAAGTGACCGCCGTCGAGCCGAGCGTTCCGCCCGTATTCGAAGTACAGTAGAATCTTTTATCACCATAAAGAGTACCAGCATCTACATAAACCAAAGTACCGGTAAGCTCATCCCATGCGTCCGAATCACCAGCGCGAACCAATGCAGTTGAGCTTGTATCGAAAACATAAATACCGTTTTGACTTTGCGTTGATTGCTGCCATACCAAAAGGCGCTGCCCTTGTGTCAAAGCATGACTATCAAAGGTATCAGTACCAGGATTTGACAAGTTGATATTTGCAGTCGTAGCCGCATGTACATTTCGATACTTGTAAGCACTTGGAAGCGCTGCAATCAATGTATCGACATAACTCTTATTAGTTGCATCGCCATTTGCAGTCGGAGTACCTAGGCTAACTACTTTGTTATTGCCTAAGTCTAAATTACCGGTCATTACAACCGTACCATCTTTCTTGACAAAGTTTGAGCCGTCTGCTAATTTACTTGAATCTATTGCCGCACCCGCTGCGACCTTGGCATTAGTTATCGCACCATCGCGTATCTGGCGGCCTGCTATTGTGGTTTCTGCCATTGTATTATCCTAATTTATAATTTACTCTGATATAGTCACCACTTACAGGCGATACATTTAGAATGATTGTCGTAGTGCCCGTCGTAGTATAATCAACTGCATTAGTCTGACTTACGCCGTTGATGAATACTTGCACGGTTTCAGGTACGAAATTCTGCAAAGTAGTGAATGTAGCATTCGATCCATTCACCGCGCCCGTAGGAGTTTCTCCAATTACAAAAGATCCCGAAGCCGTTGTAACCGTCGCACCGACTTTTACTATGATCTCTTGAGGCATTGTGGTGATATCAATTCCACCACCTGCAATCCCTATATTGATTGCATCGGTCTTGGTAATGATCGTTACATTATCATTACTTAGACTCATGCAGTCACCGTATCAAGTATCTCGACATCGCCACCTAACCAATACTTAGTATCACCACCAGCCCAAGCAATTTTGACATCGTATATCAAGCCCTTTTGCGGAGTCAAAGGAGCGCTTGTCGCAGCGGGTAATGATAAGGTGAATTTACCATCGGTTGCAGGGGAACTAATAGCAGCATTAAAACTGAAAAGCGTCGTATTAGTAGACTTGACTTTGCATTGAGCCGTAATGGTCGCATTAGTCAAATCAATTGCAGATCCTGACTCTGTATCAAGTTCTACAAGCACACTGAAAGTCTCGCCTCGGTAAATACCGATATTAAATCTATCTCTTCTCATGGCTTATCCGTAAATAACTTAGCAATGAAAGATCCTCCGACCGCGAGCCCAAGCAAGGTAATAGCAAGAGTTACATTATCGCGTAAATAGGCAAAACCGCAACCGGCAATGCCAGCGGCGGCTAAAGCGCCCGCGACTCTGCGAATCTTCGCAGGCGTAGGCTCATTCCAATATTTGAAGCCAAAATGCAAACTCACTTGTTAAGCCCTGCAATTATGGAGTAGATCTGATCGAGTCTTGAGTGAACTAAAGCAAACTGCTTGTCTATCGATTCCGATTTCTCTTTCTCGGTCTTCTCGAGTTGCTGAACGCGGTTTTCGAGCTTCGATGTATTGAATACATGACTTGCCGTTTTTTCTATGACATCTGCAATTTGTTTTGCGTGTTGCAAGCGTTCCCTATTCATGAATCTGAAAAACATAATAACAATCGTTACCGTACTTACCAGAGTCGCTAGAACATTACGCAAGAGTTCACTAAATATGTCCATTGTATCTATCTTAAAACAAGGGCTTCCCGAAAGAAGCCCTCGCGGAGTGAAGGCATGAGATAAGGAGTGCCTATGTTGGCAAAACAAATATAAGCACAACCTAAACGGACTTAGAAATTATTTTTTTAATAAATCACAAAATCCGTTATCCTGAAGTATGAAGTCGCGTTGATTACTCGCGTCCTTGCCCAAACGCCGTCCCCGTCATGTTGCGAGCCTCGAAGTCCCGAGCTAGTATTCCCTTCGACTGTAGTGCCCTTCTTCCCTTGCCATGTATCTACTATTCCAGCATGACCAAAGGGAGTAGTTCCTCTTCGCCATACAATGATTGTGCCCGGTGGTAGTGTCATGTTTTCAGCAATTACCTTCGTAGCCTTTATGGTCTTATTCCGAGTGGCAAAGTGCCTAGCAAGCCCTGATCCCGTAAACGGTAAGCCCTTGACCCCTGCAGAGTCTAAGCAAAAGTTGACAAAACTTGCACACCATTGAGCGCCTCGCGGGCTTTTGGTCGAAGCTTGAAAGCGGCGAACCCAGTACCCGCCGTTATTGCCCTCTTCTTTCGTGCCTATAAAGCCCTTGGCAATTAAGAGAACCTTAGGACTGACTGAAGCAGAGAGCGGCTGTAATGATATTAGCAGACAAGTAAAGAGCGTAAGCAATTGGATTTTGTGCGATAATTTCACGAGTATTGACCTCCTTGATTAAGTACGAATCCACAAACCACGCCGCCCCAACTGCAAGTGCATACTTGCTAAGACCGACCGCGAATGTGCTAAAACTCCCATCTCCCACGCCTAAGGTCGCACCAAGTGCAATAACTGATAATGCGACCAAAGGGACAAAGGTCTTCAAAGCATCCATTGTGATTATTCCTAAATAGAAACTAAAATACGCCTAAGC